TAATACAAGAGCACCGCTTCAATCAATACTGCGAACGCTTACAAAATACAATAATCGAAGAACTGGACAAAGAATTTAAGATGTTTATGAATTGGAGGGGTTACAACATCGACAGTAGCACATTTACTCTTAGTTTTACACCTCCACAAAACTTTGCTAGTTACAGAGAAACAGAACTCGACCAAGCACGTTTAGCAAATTATTCAAGCGTAGCAGAAATTCCATACTTATCTGAACGCTTTAAATTAACACGTTATTTAGGATTAAGTGAAGAAGAGATGGAAGAGAATGAGAGAATGCGTAGAGAAGAGCTCGGACTTGAAGAAGAAACAGCGGCAAAAGGAAGTGATTTACGTGGAGTTGGTGTTGGCGGCGGAGACTTTGATGCTGATATGGGTGCTATGGATGATATGGACTTTGATGGTGACATGGAAGGTGACATGGATATGGATGCTGACATGGGTGGTGAACCTGCCGGCGACACAGAAATATAAATAATGTAAAGGACAATAAAAATGAAATTAAATGATTTAATGGAAGAAGTACAACAAAAAGGAATGTATGATAAATTTACTCCTGGCTACAGCACACCTGGAGATGATAATTCCCAAGTACAAATGTCCGATACACGCAAAACTAGACTTACATTATTACAAATTAGCAAGCTACGAAGAATGAATGACGTAAGACAATATGAACAGAAGTTAAAATTAAAGTCAATTAAAGATTTATATGGACCTGGAGTTACTGCTGAGCCTGAAGGCGACATGGGATTTTAGTATAAATCCAAGCAAAATATCTAAAACCCTCCAAAAACAGCACTTTTAAACACTTATATACACCTTTCCCTGCAAGCACTGTAAATACTACTAAAGTTATAACTTAAAGGAGATTTACACATGAACAAATTTGAAAAGCTTATTGAATATGTTATCAATGATGATGACAAGAGAGCAAAACAATTATTCCACAAAATAGTAGTAGACAAATCACGTAAAATTTACGAAGGTTTAATGGATGACGAACAACTTGGCGGCGACCAAGGCGACGACTTTATTGATGACGTAGAAGGCGACATGGGTGAAGAAGGTATGGAAAACGATTTCGATACAGACGGTGAACTTGACGATCACGAAATGGCACACGACGGATTAGACGCAGAAGAAGGCGAGCTTGAAGACAGAGTAGTTGACTTAGAAGATAAGTTAGACGAATTAATGGCAGAGTTCGATACAATAGTAGGCGGCGAAGAAGACATGGGCGACGAGTTCGTTGATGATGAAGGCATGGAAGATGACTTCGGTGGAGATGACATGATGGCATCAGACATGGAAGGTGAAGAAGAATATGTAGATGACGAAGAAATGGAAATGGAATCAGCACCAGCAAGACGTCCACAAAACAGACGTCCTTCTCAAAACAGACGTCCTCAACAACGTTTTATGGAATCAGACGATGAAGAATGTTGCGATGACGAAGAAGAGCTAGAAGAATCTTTACGTTCAGAAATCGAAGAAAACGTTTCATTAACAAAAGTAACTAAAGGTGTATCTAATACAACTGAAGAAGCTGGAATTAACAAAAGCGGCATTAACAACGATAACTCAGGTAAACGTGGAGCACACGCACAACCAGCAAACTTTTCAGGCGGAGCAGTAAACAAAGGCGCCGGCAAGATAAGTGTTAAAGATGGTAATTCAACTACATCACCAAAAACTTCAAATGTTAAAGCACCTAGCAAAAACGAAGCACAAGGAACAGATAAGAAAAGTTCTGCTCACACTAACAAGACTGTAAAAGAAAGTGTTAGACGCAAGCCAGCAAAACGTGGACGTCCAGTAGGAAGCAGAAATACTAAGAAAAGAGTATAAAAAATGCTATTGCAAGAATATATAAGCCCAGCACAATCCCATATAATTACCGAAGCTAGTTCAGACGGTAAGAATATGTATATGAATGGAATTTTCATTCAAGGTGATGTAAGAAATGCTAATGAACGTGTTTATCCAGTTAACGAAATAACAAACGCTGTAAACACATTAAATGAGCAAATTGCTGGTGGATATTCTGTATTAGGTGAAGCAGATCATCCAGAAGACTTAAAAATCAATTTGGATCGTGTCAGTCATATGATCACAGAAATGAGAATGGAAGGTCCAAATGGATTAGGTAAACTTAAAATGTTACCAACTCCAATGGGGAAGTTAATCGAGACTATGCTACAAGCCGGTGTTAAACTTGGTGTTAGTAGTAGAGGATCAGGTAATGTAAACGAGTCAAATGGTGATGTTTCAGATTTTGAAATTATTACTGTTGATGTTGTTTCTCAACCAAGTGGCCCAAGTTGCTATCCAAAACCTATATATGAAAGTATAATGAATATGAATCACGGACATAAGTCAATAGATTTAGCACGTGAAACATTTAGAGATCCAACAGCAAGAAAATATATTAAATCTGAAGTAATGAAAGTTATAAGAGACTTAAAACTTTAGGAAAATAGAATTTAGTTTAAAAAACTAAAGATACTTATACTAATAGTGTAAGTTTGTATTAAAAAGGAGAGAAATATATGCTAGATAAGCTAAAACCTTTATTCGAGAATGACTTATTTTCAGAATCTGATAAGACAGAAATTCAAGAACAATGGGATAAAACTCTTTTAGAAGCTAAAAGCTCTATCAAGTCACAGTTACGTGAAGAATTCGCTAAGAAATATTCACATGACAAAAAGACAATGATTAAAGCTTTAGACAAAATGGTTACAGAAGGTCTACATTCAGAAATTGCTGAATTCAGAGATGAGAAAGCAAACATTGCGGAAGATCGTGTAAAATCTCAAAGGAAATTACAAGAAAACGCAAACAAGTTTAACAATTTTATGACGTCACAGTTAGCAAAAGAAGTTAAACAACTGAGAGAAGATCGTAAGGAACAATTTAAAGGCATGAAGATGATGGAAGGATTTGTAGCTAAACACTTATCAAAGGAAATTGTAGAATTTGCAAATGATAAACGTGATTTAGTAGAAACAAAAGTCCGTCTTGTAAGTGAAGCATCTCAAAAACTATCAGCTATTAAGAAGAAATTCGTAGCAGAAAGTTCAAAGAAAGTATCACAACACATTTCACAATCTTTAAATAAAGAACTTACTTCATTAAACGAAGACATTAAATCTGCTCGCGAGAACAGTTTTGGTAGACGTATTTTTGAAGCTTTCTCAAGTGAATTTACAACTACACATTTAAATGAAAATGCTGCAATTCGTAAATTACAGAAAGAGCTTACAAACAAAGATTCACAGTTAAATGAAACGTTTTCAGTAGCTAAGAAGTATAAGCAACTAACAGAAAGCAAAAATAAAGAAATTCAGAATATTAAAGAACATAATGAACGCACAGATACATTAGACGAATTATTACGTCCTTTAAGAACTGATAAGAAAGAAGTAATGCACAACTTATTAGAGAACGTCCAAACTAACCGTTTACAAGGCGCCTTTGAGAAGTACTTGCCATCAGTGTTAAACAGCAACACAAAAACTACTAAAGCTAGTAATAGCAAACGTAATTTAAATGAATCTGTAGCACGAACTGGTAATAAGACTGCCAAGCCAAAGAAAGATAATAACTACGATAATAATATTGTAGATATTAAGAAACTGGCAGGGCTTAAATAACTAAGACAATTATAAGGAGATATTAATAATGTCACAAGCACTCTTAGAAAACCGTTGGAGCGAAACCAAATCAGCCCTACTTGAAGGCTTACAAGGTACAAAACGTTCAACAATGAGCACAATTTTAGAAAACACACGCACTCACTTAGCAGAATCTGCTACAGCAGGGGCGACATCAGCAGGAAACGTAGCAACGCTTAACAGAGTAATTTTACCTGTTATCCGAAGAGTTATGCCTACTGTTATAGCAAACGAACTAGTCGGTGTACAACCAATGTCAGGACCTGTTTCACAGATTCATACATTACGTGTACGCTACGGTGAGACAATGGCAGATGGATCTGCGGCGGCAACTAGCACTACAGCTGGCGACGAAGCACTTAGTCCATTTAAAATAGCACAAGCATATTCAAGTTCAATTGGACCTAATGCGACTGATTATAGAGCGGCTCCTACCGCAGGCTTAGAAGGCGAA